ATGGATGAAGAAAGAAAAAAATTAATTGATGATGCAGAAAAGCTAGCAAACATAGGAATAAATCAAATTTTAAAGTTTAGAGATTCATTGGATATAGAAAATATAAAATACATAAATATAGTTGCAACAAATTTAAAGCCAAACATAAAAAAATAGCCACCCTTTTGGGTGGTTTTATTGTGTCATATTTTTCATTAAGTTTATAAGAAATTCTTTTTGCTCATCATTTAGATTACTAAAAGTAAATAATATATTTTTCATAAATTTATCATCTTCATTTATAATATCTGTTGCTATTTTTAGTACCTTTTCATTTTCAGAAAACTCTATAAACATTTCACCTTCGCCAGTTAAGAGCCATTCTTTATTAACATTATATAGCTCACATAAGTGTTGTATAAATACAGGCTTAGGTGTAACCCTGTTATATTCAATATTACTTATGACATCTCTGCTTACACCAAGTTTTTCACCGAATTCACGTTGAGACATTTTTAAGGATGTTCTTATTTTATATATACGTTCATGCATGATTTTCCTCCTAATAATTACGTTATTAATTAGATAGTATAACACAAAAAAGAATTAGTCAACATAAATGTTGTGGTAAAAACACAAAAATATTTAAAAACAAGTGTTGACTACACAAAAATAAGATGATATACTGTGTTTATAACACAAGGAGGTGCTAAAATGAAAACACAAAAAACTACTTCTCATTTAAATAATTTAAATTTAGATGATGATGATAGAAAGCTTATTCAAATGACTCTTTTGTTTAAAAAATTAAATTTAGAACAACAAAATTATATCTCTGCAATGGCTGATGGAATGAAAGTGTCAAATGAGCTTTTAGAAAAATCAACTATGAATAACTGATACAAAGGTACAAAGCTGGAATAAGATTTCGACCACAAGTGGGCGAAAGATGACTGGAGTAGATTTATTAGGTGTCATTCAAACCGACACCAAAATAAAAAGCTAGGGAGGAAGAAATTATGAGTAATAATCTACAAATATTTAAAAATAATGATTTTGGAGAAATAAGGGTTATAGAATTAAATGGAGAGCCTTGGTTTGTTGGTAAAGATGTAGCAGAGACATTAGGATATAAAGATACATCTGATGCTTTAAAAAGACATGTTGATGATGAAGATAAAGGGGTAGGTGAAATACCGACTCCTGGGGGTAATCAAAATATGAAAATAATTAATGAAAGTGGTCTTTATTCTTTAATATTAAGTTCTAAGTTATCAACTGCTAAAAAATTTAAACATTGGGTAACGAGAGATGTACTACCAAGTATAAGAAAAACAGGTACATACAGCACTAAATCTAAAGATGAATCAGAAATAAAATACATGAATGCTCAAGCAAGATTAAAAAATGCAAGAGCAAGAGAAGCAAAGATATATCTGGAATTAGCTGACAAAGTAGATATAAAAGAATATAAACAGATTATGTATTCAAAAACTACTGAATTACTTTCTGGAGAAACATTAATACCACTACCTAAGATAGATAAAAAAACTTATTCAGCTACAGAGGTAGGTAAGATGTTAGGAATTTCAGCTAATAAAGTTGGAGGATTAGCAAACGCTTATAATCTAAAAACAGATGAGTATGGAATTAATGTATGGGATAAAGCTAAATATTCAGATAAACAAGTACCTAATTTTAGATATTATGAAAATGTAATACCAGTTTTAGAAAAAGTACTAAAGGGTTTTGAAAACTAAATTCAGAAGTTGCTAAATATAACTTTAAAAACTTAAATTTAAGGAGGAATAAGAAAATGAAAGAAAATAACAGAATAGTAAGTGTTGGAACTGAAAGTGAGATGGATTTAACAGCTAAAGAATTGAATATGATAGATGATTTTAAGGAAGTTATGAATGGTGTTAACAATGAAATAGCTAATGATTATGGTTTTTTAGAAATAGATAGAGATATTTTAGACAAAATTGCATTAAGTACAGCTTTGAACTATAAAAAAATGAATTTTGAGTATTCAGAAATAGATGAAAAACTATTTGATGATTTTACTTTTGAGTTTATGTTAAAGTTCTTTGGTGATATAGAAGAGGATGAATTAATCAAATATCTTGTTTATATAGGTGAGGAAAGTTATGAATTGAATGATAGAGAAAAGATATTTTATAAAATAGTAGATACTCTTGATACAATAGCAGACATAAAAATAACAGACCAAAATAAGATAGAAAAAGAAGTAGGTATGTGCATTGGTGAAGATAATTATATAACTTATTGTATAGATGAAGACTTAATAAAATTTTACATTAAAGATGAAGAAGAACTAGTTATAAATAAAAATAGCCCTCTGCTATATATGTTAGACACACTATTTTATGAAGTACATGAAGAGTAAAAATTGCAATAATTAAATAAGTATAAGACAAGTTTATGAGCTCATATTTTATAACAAGGGGTGATGTTATGAAAATACTACAACAATTTAAACCATACAAATATGATGAAGAGAAAAACATAGAATATGATGAAAAAATTATAGCTAATCAAAACACAGAAGTTTATATAGTATATCCACGTATATCTGATGAAGAGAATAGGAGAAGATGGAAAGAGTTTGATGAAGTAGCCAAAGAAGTAGCTATTAATATAGCAATGAAGAAAGCTGAGACAGTAGAAAGTTAAGAAAGTAGAGAAGTTGCTAATACTTAGCACTTTCTCAAAGAAGAAAATTGGACAACTATTTTTAAACAACTAGGAATAAATAAGCGATAGTATGTTTGAAAGAAGGTGATGAAATTGCTTAGTCTTGATATTAGTAAGAAAAATGTGATGACTCTTAAAAAAGATGGTAAGTTTTTAGCAGATATAGTATTTAAGGACATTAAAACTGGTAAAAAAATATCAGTTGGAACATTAAATAAAAAAAGTGCTGGTCAAAGTAACCAACACAATAAATAAAAAAAAACATATGAAAATTATAACATAAAAAGGAGAGATTTAAAATGGTTGAAGTTAATATAAAAATTAAAGGCGAAGCAAGTGAAATAATTGACTCAATTAGAGCTATATTTAATAGCTTTGGTGAAGATTCAATGACAGAGATAAAAGCAGAGCAAGAATATAAAAGTAGACGTAGTAGAAAGTTAAAAACAGAAGATTTATCAGACCAGGAATAAAGAAGGTGATATAAGTTGCAACTATATAAGCATCAAGAGGAAGCTTTAAAGCTAACAGAATATAATAATAAATGTGCATACTACCTTGACATGGGGCTTGGTAAGACATTTGTAGGAAGTGAGAAATTAATAAATCTAGGAAGTAATACAAATTTATTAATCTGTCAGAAATCAAAAATTGACGATTGGGTACATCACTTTAAAACATATTATCCAGATATGGGGATAATCAATGGTACAAAGAAACTTAGTGAAGGCATAGAGTATTTTAAGATTGTTGAAGTTCCATTTATAGTAGTAATTAATTATGAATTAGCTTTTAGAAGAAAAGAGTTATTAGATTTAAAAGATTTTACTTTAATGTTAGATGAATCATCAATGATTCAAAATGAAAAAGCTAAAAGAAGTAAGTTTGTACTAAGTTTAAACCCTAAGAATGTGATACTACTTTCTGGTACTCCATGTAGTGGTAAATATGAGCAACTATATTCTCAAATTAAACTACTAGGGTGGAATATATCAAAAGATTTATATTGGAAGCAATATATTGATGTTGAGTACAAAGATATTGGTGGTTTTCCAATGAAGGTTGTAACAGGTTATAAGAATGTTGACAGATTAAAAAAGAAGTTAAGAGATTATGGAGCAGTATTTATGATGTCAGATGAAGTATTTGACTTACCAAAACAGATAGATAATGTAATGAAAATTAGTACTACAAGAGAGTATAGGAAGTTTAAAAAAGATTCAATTATAAGTATTTCAGATGATATTGAACTTGTGGGAGATACTACACTAACTAAAATGTTATATGAAAGACAATTATGTAGTCAATACAATAAATTTAAATTAGAAGCTTTTGGAGACTTAATAAACTCAACAAGTGACAGATTAATAGTATTTTACAATTTTAACGAAGAGTTAGACAGATTAATAGAATTATCAAGAGATAGACCAATATCAATAGTAAATGGTTCTATAAAAGATTTAAGCAATTATGAGGAATATAATAACTCAATTACATTTGTACAATATCAAGCAGGAGCTATGGGTTTAAATCTTCAAAAGTGTAATAAGATTGTATACTTTAGTCTTACTTTATCTTGTGAATTGTTTATGCAAAGTAAAAAGAGAGTTCATAGAATAGGTCAAGAAAACACATGTTTTTATTATTATATGATTTGTAGGAATAGTGTTGAAGAAAATATATATAAAAGCTTACAAAGTGGTGTTGACTATACAAATAATTTGTTTGAGAGAGGAGAGTAATACTTGGGTGCAGAAAAACAATTTGAAAATAAAGTTAAAAAGTTTTTAAAAGAACAAGGTTGTTGGTTTATTAAATATTGGGGAGGTTCAGCATATACAAAAAGTGGTATACCAGATTTATTAGTTTGTTGTAGTGGTAAATTTATAGGTATTGAAGTCAAGGGGGAAAAAGGAAAAGCAAGCGAACTACAAAAGTATAATATTAAAGAAATTGAAAAGGCAGGTGGAATAGGAATTATTCTATACCCTAAAGACTTTGATAGATTTAAAAAGATGATTTTAGAAATAAAGAAAGAAGGTGAGTAAATGCAGTTCTCACATAGTAGGATAGGAGTATTTAAGAGTTGCCCATATAAGTATAAGCTACAGTATATTGACAAGGTGAAAACAATATTAAATGCAGATGCTAACAATGCTCTAATATTGGGAACATCACTTCATACAGGTATTGAAAAAGATATTGATGCAGCAGTAAAAGAATATTATTTTAGTTATCCAAGTATAACAGATTTACACATTAATGAAGTGATGAAGTTAGATTATTTAATACCAAAAGTAAAAGAAATTTTACCAAAAGGGTTTAATGAGGTTCAAATAACAACTAGTGATTTTATAGGGTTTATAGATTTGTTAGCACCACATGTATACATGACTGATACAAACTTAAATACAAATGAAACAACCATATATTATGAAGATGAAGAAAGAGTATTTGATATTTATGACTTTAAATATTCAAACAACATAGATAGATATCTAGAAAGTGAGCAACTTCATCTATATAAGTATTTTTATGAAAAGCAACATACAAATCATGAGATAAAAGATTTGTACTATGTATTTGTACCTAAAATTCAGATTAGACAGAAGAAAACAGAAAACTTACATCAATTTAGACAAAGATTACTTAATGAGCTTGATAAATCTGAAATAAAAATAGTGAAGGTTGAGTATGACCCAAATAAAGTTATTAATTTCCTTGTAGATATAAAAAGATGTCTTGAAAACAAGGAATTTGAAAAAAATCAAAATAAATTATGTAACTGGTGTGACTACCAAGAATACTGTGAAAAGGGGATTGATTATATGTTATTACCAAATAGTGAAAGAAGAAGTGTGGAAGGAATTAATAAAAAAACTTTATGGATTTATGGAGCACCATTTAGTGGCAAAACCACATTAGCAAATGATTTTGAAAAGCCTTTAATGCTTAATACAGATGGAAATATAAAGTTTGTTGATGCTCCATATATTTCTATAAAAGATATTGTAACAGTTGAAGGGAGAATGACAAAGAGACAACTTGCATGGGATGTATTTAAAGAAGCTATAAGAGAATTAGAGAAAAAAGAAAATGATTTTGAAACAATAATTGTTGACTTGTTAGAAGATACATACGAAGCTTGTCGCCTTTACATGTATGACAAGATGGGAATAACTCATGAGTCAGATGATAGTTTTAGAGCATGGGATAAGGTTAGAACGGAGTTTTTAAGCACTATAAAACGACTTATGAACCTTGACTATAAAAACATAATATTAATATCACATGAGGATACATCAAAAGATATTACCAAAAAAGGTGGTGACAAGATAACAGCAATCAAACCTAATTTACAAGAAAAAGCAGCAAATAAAATAGCAGGTATGGTTGATATAGTTGCAAGAGTAGTAGCTGATGGAGACGTTAGAACATTATCATTTAAGACTAATGAAGTGATATTTGGAGGGGGTAGATTAAAAGTAAAATCTAATGAAATTCCACTTGATTATAATGAATTAATGAAAGTATATGATGATATTAGTATAGAGAAAAAAGACGTTAAGAAGTCAAGTAAGACTAAAAAATCTAATGCTGAGGAAGAAGTAGAAATGACTCCTACAGTAGAAGAAACAAGTGAGAAAACTGAAAAAGAACAAACAGATGAAGAAGTAATTGAACAAGAAGAAACAATTAAACCAGTCAAGAAAACTAGAAAAAAGAGAAGTTAGTTTAAGTGATTATATAAGAAAGATTATTAATTAAAAATTTAAAAGAAAAGGATGGTATGTGATATGGATTTTAGTAAATTTGATAAAGCAATAGATGTAAAAGGATTGAAAGAAGATATAAAAGAAGCATCTGAAAATAGTGGTAAATTTAAGGATGTACCACATGGCACTTATGAAGTAGAAATAAATAAAATGGAGTTAAGCGAGTCTAAAAAAGGTGACCCAATGTTTGTATGTTGGTTTAAAATACTAGAAGGAGATTATAAAGATTCATTAATATTCATGAATCAAGTAGTTAAACAAGGTTTTCAAATTCATATAGTAAATGAATTTTTAAGAAGTTTAGAAACTGATATTGAAGTTGAATTTGAATCATACAGCCAATATGCACAACTCATAATGGATATAGCTGAGGAAATAGATGGAGAGCTTGAATTTGCTATTGAATATGGTGAGAAGAAAGGTTTTAATACCTTTACAATAAAAGACATATTTGAAGTAGCTTAGAAATTTTATTACAGCTAGGTGTATACATGCATCTAGCTGTAATATTAAAAAGGTAGGTAATTAATATGAGAGTAAAAAGAAAAGATGGAACTTATAAACCCAGGTAAAATTGTAAGATGTGCTTGGTGTGGAAAAAGATTTTACAAGTTAGATAACTCTAAAGTCATATATTGTAGTAGAAAATGTGCAGCAAAAGCGAGAGGGGTGTTCTAAATGATTTTTTATGATTTTGAAGTATTCTCTTATGACTGGTTAGTTGTATTTATAGATGTTCTAAATAAAAAAGAAGAAGTTATTGTAAATGATATAGATAAGTTAAATTCATTTTATATAGAGCATAGAGAAGATATTTTTATTGGTTACAACAGTAGACATTATGACCAATATATTTTTAAAGGACTATTATGTGGATTTAATGCAAAAGAAATAAATGATTATATTATTGTTAAAGGTCAACCTGGTTGGAAGTTTTCAAACTTATTAAGAAACATACAAATTAATAACTATGATGTTATGACTAGTTTTCATGGATTAAAACAATTAGAAGGTTTTCAAGGTCATAGTATAAAAGAATCTAATGTATCATTTAACATTGATAGACCATTAACTAATGATGAAATAGAAGAAACTATAAAATACTGTAGATATGATGTCGAACAAACTATAGATGTTTTTATTGAAAGAAAATCCGAATTTGAAGCACATATGGGATTAATTAAAGCTTTTAAACTTCCGGTAGCATATATTGGTAAAACTCAAACACAACTAACAGCAATTATATTAGAAGCTACAAAGAAAGAACATGATGATGAATTTGACTTACAAATACCAGATACTCTAAAAATTGAGAAATATAAGGAAGTTTTAAGCTGGTATAAGAACCCACTAAACTATGACTATTCTAAAAATCTAAAAATTAATATTTCTAATGTACCTCATGTATTCGCTTGGGGTGGTGTTCATGGAGCAATAACAAAATACTATGGTGAAGGTTATTTTTTACATGTGGATGTTAATTCCTTCTATCCAAGTCTTATGATTAGATACAATTACCACTCAAGAAATATAAAAAATCCTCAAAAGTATGTTGAAATTTATGACAAAAACTTACAGTTAAAAAAAGAAAAATCACCTCTAAGACCAGCCTACAAATTGGCAGTTAATAAAACTTATGGAGGAATGAAAGATAAAAACAATAATTTATATGACCCAAGACAGGCTAATAATGTATGTGTTAGTGGACAGCTGTTATTACTTGATTTAATAGAGAAGTTAGAAGGTTATTGTAAACTTATTCAGAGTAATACAGATGGATTAATTATAAAGTTAAATACAATAGATGATTACGAATTAATAGATGATATATGTTATGAGTGGGAACAAAGGACAGGTATGGGGTTAGGTTTTGATGTATACACTAAAATATTTCAAAAGGATGTTAACAATTATTTAGTTATAACAGAAGATGGAGAAGTTGAAGCAAAAGGATTATATATCAAAGATTTAGGAAATCTAGACTATGATTTACCAATTATAAATAAAGCACTTAAAAATTATATGGTAAACAATACACCTATTGAAGAAACTATAAATAACTGTAATGATTTAATAGAGTTTCAAAAGATAGTAAAAATAAGTAGTAAATATTCACATGGTTTATATAGTCCAACTATAGAAGGAAAAACAAAAAAAGTATTTACTGGTGGTAAGATTTTAAATGATAAATGTTTTAGAGTATTTGCTTCAAAAAATAAAAATGATGGTGGTATTTATAAAGTCAAAAACAAAGAAAAAAATCCAGAAAAATTTGCTAATACACCAGATAAATGTTTTATAGAAAATGGAAGTGTTATAGGTAAAAAAATACCAAGGAAGCTAGATAAAACTTGGTATATAGATTTAGCAAATGAAAGACTCAAGCAGTTTGGAGTATTATTAAGCAATTGAGGTGGTGATTAGTGAGTTTTGACCTATTTAAAGGATATATAATTACAAATAATAAAAAGGCAGCTGAGAAATTTAAAAATGTAAAAAAGTTAAAAACTTATGAACAGATAAAAGAGTGGCCAGAGTTTGCAGGTGTTTTAGCAGAAGAAACTGTGTTAGTTGATATTGATGATTTTGAAAGTAGTGAAATTCTATACAAAATAGTGCAAGATTTAAAGCTAAAATGTAGAGTTTACAAGACAACACGAGGTAAGCATTTTCTATTTAAAAATACTAGTTTAGAAAAGAATAGAACAAAATGTAGACTAGCTATAGGTTTAAATTCAGATATAAAATTAGGATGTAAAAATTCCTATTCAATTTTGAAGTTCAACAATATTGAAAGAAAAATTTTATATGATAGTAAAGAAATACAAGAGATACCAATGTATTTAACTCCTATAAAAAATGGAATTGATTTTTTAAGTCTTGGAGAAGGTGATGGAAGAAATCAAGCATTATATAACTATATTTTGACTCTACAGAGTAATGATTTTACTGTTGAGGAAATAAGAGAAACAATAAGAGTTATTAATAAATATGTTTTAAAAACTCCATTACAAGATAATGAACTTGAAGTAATTTTGAGAGAAGAATCCTTTCAAAAGAAGATATTTTTTAATTCAAAAGGTTCATTTTTATTTGATGAGTTTGCTAAATACATAAAAAATAATAATCATGTAATCAAGATAAATGACCAGTTACATTTATATAAGGATGGTATTTATGTAGATGGTCAAGCAAGAATAGAAGCAGAAATGATTAACAATATAAGCAATTTAAATAAGGCTAAGAGGAGTGAAGTACTTAGTTATTTGAATTTGTTAATAAGTGAGAATACAAGTATGTCAGAAGCTAATTTAATCGCTTTTAAGAATGGTATATATAATGTAGTTGATGATTCTTTTATAGAATTTTCACCAGAATTTATTATAACAAATAAAATTAACTGGAACTATAATCCAGGAGCATATTCAAAGTTAGTTGATAAAACTATGAATAAATTATCATGTGGAGATTTTGAAATTAGAATGTTACTTGAAGAAGTAGTGGGATACTGTTTTTATAGACGTAATGAGCTTAGAAAAGCTTTTATATTAACTGGAGATAAAGCAAATGGTAAATCTACCTATCTTGATATGATAAAGACATTATTAGGGGATGAAAATACCTCAGCACTTGATTTAAAAGAATTAAGTGATAGATTTAAAACTGCTGAATTATTTGGAAAGCTTGCTAATATAGGAGATGATATAGGAGATGAATTTATTGCTAATCCTGCTATATTTAAAAAGCTAGTAAGTGGTGACAGGGTAAATGTTGAAAGAAAAGGTCAGAATCCATTTGATTTTAACAACTATAGTAAGTTTTTATTTTCAGCTAACAACATACCTAGAATAAAAGACAAGACTGGAGCAGTACTTGATAGATTAATTATTATTCCTTTTAATGCCAGTTTCTCAGTAAAGGATAAGGATTTTGACCCTTATATAAAGTACAAATTAAGAGAGCAAGAAGCTATAGAGTATTTAATAAATCTAGGGTTAGAAGGTTTAAAAAGAGTATTGAAGAATAGAAAATTTATAGTGCCAGATAAGGTTAAAAAAGAAATACTTGAATATGAAGAAGTCAATAATCCTATTTTAGGATTTTTTAAAGAAGTTGATAAAATAGAAAATGAATCAACAAAAGAAATATATAGGAAATATCAAGAATATTGTATATTAAATGGATTACAACCTATATCAAACATTGAGTTTTCAAGACAAGTAGTCAAAAAGTTTGGATATGAAGTAAAAGATAAAAGAATACAAGGTAAGAAATATAAAGTATTTACTAGAGCAGTCCCGGGATAGTCCCGGATGTAGTCCCTAGATGTAATATAGTAATTTCAATGTTGTCCCGGATGTCCCTAGATGTTTTTGACCTTTTATATATTTAACTAAAATTCATCATGAAAATCGATGATTTTGCTCCCTTTATATAAAGAATATATATATAATAGTATGGGACTGAACAAAAATTATTGTCTGGATATATTGAAATAGCTAGGCTTGAAGCAGTCCCGGATGTATTTTACATCTGGGACTATCTGGGACTGTGCTTAATTAAGAAATTATATAATGTAAAAATATTTAAAAAATAAAATATAGTTCATTAATAACTTAATAAAATAATTAAAAAGAAAATTCTGTTAATTTGCAAGGATGTGAAAATGGAGTGACAGACTATGAAAAATTAGAAGAATTGTTAAACTCATATAGTAATTTGGATATTGAAATTAGAGAAATAGAGTTAAAAGTAAGAGGGAGTAGTTTAAGAGGAATAGAATTAAATGGAATGCCTAAAGGAAATAATGTTTCTTCACCAATAGAAAATGAGTTAATATATGTTGAAAGATTGGAGAATGAGAAAATATATCTACAAATTAAAAAAGAATCGATTAATAATATGTTAAATTTATTAGATGATTTTGAGAAAAATCTAATAGAACTAAGGTATTTTAAAAAATTACAATATAAACAAATAAGTTATGAGTTAAATATAAGTGAAGTTTATGTAGGTTTTAAAAGAAAAAAAGCATTAAATAAGATACTCCCTTTTGCAAAAAAGTATAATTTAATATAAATGTTGTATTTATCTTGTGTTTATAATTGATTTATTATAGAAACATGTTGCATCAATGTATTGTGAGATAAGTTATAATGGTAGTATGAAACAAGTGTATAATATACTCCTTAAAAAGACTAAGTACCCCTAACTTAGTCTTTTTTTTATTTACAACAAAGGAGAATAAAAAATGAACATGATTAATTTAAGAGAAAAGATAATAAAAGAACTAAATGAATTTGATATAAAAGCAGATAATGTTTTTTTAGAATATGCAGTTAAACATATTGAAAATTTTATGAATGAAGGTATAGATGATGAAGAGTTATTAATAAGAGGTGTTGTGCTTGGAGCTAGTTATGTAGTTAATATGGAAAATAAAGACTTAAATTAATTTCTAGGTCTTTTACATTTTATACATTAAGTTTGTGGTAAAATGTACTAAATGAATTAGGGGTGATAACTATGAAGAAAAATATCTTAGGAGTATTGCTACCATTATTAACAATGATTATAATATTTTTTCTATCATTTGAAAATACAATAACTAATAGTTTAGGATTAAGTGAGATGGATATAAAAGGAATCCTTATTTCAGGTGTAGTATTGTATATACCAGTTTCATTTTTAGTTAATGGTATAATATGTGCTAAAAAACAAATAAATTGGAAAATTCCAGCTTTAATATCACTTTTAGGTTCAGTTGTTATCATGATGTATCTAAGATTTGATAGTACTGAAATGGCATTGTATTTATCATATTATTCTATGTCTTATTGTATTGGATATTGGATAACTAGTGTAATGAAGAAATAAAATTAAAAGATTACTTTTATATATTATGGTAATATGAAAGAAAGTAATTGTTAGGGGGTATAAATATGAAATGTCCTAATTGTGGTAGCGAAAATATAGAACAAGGTATTTCTACAGTTAGTGAATCAGGATTCGTTACATATAGAACTGGTTTAGAATACAATACAAGATTTTCCACTAAGGTATCTAAAACATATTCTGACTTATGCTTAGATTGTGGTGAAATAGTTAGAACTTATATAAAGGGGGAGACTGACAGGAATTGGTGTAAAGATTATAAATAAAAATACATAAGATTTAGACTATCTTTATAGATGGTCTTTTTTATGCAATAAATTAAAAAGATAATGATAAATATGTTATAGGGTTAAGGTTTTGAACTTGTGAAACAGAGTAACAGAACTTAATAGGAATTAGCTTTATTCTTTATTATATGGTATAATGTAGAATAGAGATAAGGAAGTGGTTAGTATAGGAATATTAAAAAGTGCTGAATTAGTTAGAAAGATAGCACAAAGAATTGCTAGAGAAAAAGGAATAAGAGAGCAAGAAGCATGAAATGATGCTGTTACAGAGTACAAGCAAAAACATAGATACTTAGTTTAGAGAATCATCTTGATAGATGGTCTTTTTTTATGTAAGAAGTTTGTGTAATAAATTAAAAGTAAATGTAAAAAATATTATACAAATATAATGAGATAAGGTAATGTTTTTAAGGAGAAAAAGATATGCTCAATCAATTTAATGAATTTCTTGGTAACTATATAAATATAATTTCTGTAATTGCATCATTTGCATCAATAGCAGCCTTGATTATATCAATTATAGCTTTTATGGAATCTAATAAACAAGCCAAATTGATATTAAAATATAGAAGAAATAATGAGAATAATATGGCTGGTGATTATTATGAAAATGGCAATGGATATATTAGACTTGATTTAAATAAGATAGATGATAAATCTAATGTTTATGCTGAAATTCGTAGTAACAACTTAGTTGATTTTGTAATAGAAAATAAAAGTAAGATTGTTGCAAAAAGTCCTATATTGAGTTTGAAATTTATTAATATGGAAGTAGATATTGAAGAAAATAATAACTTTGAACAAATAAATAGTGAACTTAGATGGCATCCAAAAGATAATACTACAATTCATAAAGGAATAAATTTTAGAATAGAGCAATTTAATTTTAAAAATTGTGTTATGCTTAAAAAAGAGGCTTATATAGAAGTAGTATTATCAGCTGATAACATGGAAACAAAAGAATTTAGTATACCAATAAAAGCGTATTAAAGAACTCTAAACAGAGTTCTTTTTTTATTCCCAAAACGACAAACAAACGAGGTGGTGGTATGAATGAAAAGGCAGATTTAGCCCATGAAGATTACTTAAAAGGGCTTAAGTACAAGGAAATAGCTGAAAAGCATAATGTAAGTTTATCGACTGTAAAATCATGGGCAACTAGATACTGGAAACAAAAAGGTTGCAACCAACCAAAAAAAGTTGCAACCAAAAAGAGAGGTGCACCCATAGGTAATAAAAATGCTACTGGTCCACCTGGTAATAAGAACGCTGAAAAGTTTGGTTTTTTCTCAAAATACTTACCCGAAGAAGCTAGGGAATTGATACAAGAAATATCCACAAAAGATAAATTTGATATTCTTTGGGAGCAGATAACAATTCAGTATGCAGCAATAATAAGAGCACAAAAGATAATGTACGTTAAAGACAAGGAAGAAATGATTAAGGAATTAAAGAAACATGAAAGCACAGAAAATGGTGAGAAGATAGAGTATGAATTTCAATTTGCATGGGATAGGCAAGCATCTTTT